ACCGGATGAAGCCGTTTATGCGATATCGCTGGATCACAGCTTTGCCTGGGCCATGATGACGAATGAAGGCAAGGTTTGCTCGTCCGGTCATGCCGATGTCACGTTTTCCGGTGACAAACCGTTCTCACACCAGATCGGCATCCTGCTCTCGGAGCTGTACGATATGCGGAAGCTGGTGAATGAGATTGGCGGGATTGTGCTTAGGCTGCCGAAAATCCAGAGTGCCGGTCCGGATATCGTCATGCAAAAAGTGATGGCTATCGGTTTGATCAAAGCGTTTTGTCTGAAGCATGAAATCGCTTTGGCCTGTATGCAGCCCTCCGAGATTTCCGAAAGCGCTGTGAGCGAAGCCCTCAAAATCATGAAGAGCAGTTGCGGCTTGTCCTCTCTGGCCGATGGTAAGCATGAAGCCGAGATATCTGCGCTTGAGGCGTTGTTGAGCACTTCTGAAAAAATGGATGATGATGCGGGCACGGATGACGGTGACGAAGAGGATCTAAACGTCACCATCAACATCCTGATGGCAGGTGCGGCATGAGCAGTGCGGTTGTAGAAAAATCTCAAGTTCTGGCCCTCGATTTGGGCCAGAACACCGGATGGGCGTTGCAGCGCCGGGATGGCCAGATATATTCCGGCACGGATGTGTTCAAACCGGACAGGTTTTCCGGCGGCGGCATGGCTCTGCTGCGTTTCCGGCAATGGCTGGAGACGTTGCATGAGACTTCCGGTCATTTCGATATGATTGTTTTTGAGGAAGTCCGCAGGCATTTAGGCACCACAGCTGCCCATGTCTATGGCGGCTTTCTGGGACAGATGTCTGCCTGGGCGGAGTTTAAGGAGATCCCGTATCAGGGCGTGCCGGTCGGCACAATCAAAAAACATATCACCGGAAAAGGCAATTGCGGCAAACAGGAAGTCATCGAGGCCATCATGCATCGAGGCCATACGCCTATGGATGATAACGAGGCGGATGCGCTGGCTTTGTTGTATTGGGCGCTGGAAGACGGCCCGGCCAAGGGAGGTGCGCTATGAGCAGCTATCGCAGTCCCTTAACCAAGTTCTCCGGTGATACGCCCCGCAATGAGGAGGAGATGGAGCTGATGCGCAGAGCCGCATGGCGCAAGCAGGGCGTGCTGCATGTCACACTGTGTGATAGCCGCCTCACCTGGCCGGAAAAGGAATTCCTTAAGCAGATTGCTGAAAAGCTTTACGGTGAAAGAAAGGAGAGCTGATGATTGAGATCGGCCCTCCACCCGAGCCGCACTGGACAGACAAGATGGTTGAAGCCTATCTGATGGAAGCAGCGGATGTGATGAAGACGCTACCGTCCGTAAAGGTGCAAGGCTATTTCTCCGTCTGGCCCACAGTTCTTCATGACTTCTGGGATGCCTATGGCTGGAACGAAACAGCGCAACAGAAACGCTGGCGGCCTACGCCCAAACAGATCGACCAGATGGAATATGTTTGTCAATGGTTGCGCTGGCCCAGTGTGCTGGAGAGCAAGATCATTTGGGACAGATCCTGTGAGATTCCGTGGAAGGTGATCGAACACAAACGTCAGGCCTCACGCTCGACTCTCTGGCGGCATTACGGATCAGGGATTAACAAAATCGTGGCCAAGCTCAATGCACATGATCCGGAAGGCGTGGTCATCCAATCTTACTCACCATATTAACCGTTTGTTTTTTTTGACTTAATGTGTTGCAACATTGTTTCAACAAAACAGATGAAACAAAAACAGCAAAAATAGGGCATTATTTTTCTATTCTGGGAAAAATACGCGCACATTCGGCAATTACGCCGTGTATTCAACTTGACTTCAGAAAAATCAACGGGTCCTGTCAGGCGATCTGCAACAAGGGCGAGTGACTTGACGGGGCTTATTAGTGTTAGAGGGTGCATCTTCCTTGACAACCTTCCTTGACAAAACCGAATTAACACATTGATAGAATTTTGTTTTTCGTTTCAGAACGTAAAAAGCAAAATCAATCTTCCTTGACAAAATCATGACAGAACTGATGACACAAACCGCTTACGCAAAGCACAAGGGCGTAAGCCGCCAGTACATCAATGAGCTGGTGCGCGATGGCGTGCTGCGATTAAAGCGCGGCAAAATTGACCGTGATGAAGCGGACATGACGCTGGAGGCCCGCCGTGAACCGCTCCGGCCATTGCGCAGGAAGTCAGTGGAGCCAAAAGAACAGATAGCCAAAGAAGCCCAGAAGAGCAAAAAGCCACCACAGTCTGCAGAAATGCCAATGCAGCCTAAGACTATTCCGAGAGCCGAACTGCCAACGCTTTTGCTTAAAACAAAAATCAAAAGCGAAACGGAAAAAGTTAAATTGCTGGAGATTAAAAATAAAGTTGAATCCGGTAAATATATCGACCGCGATGAAGCTGAGGCTATGATTTTTAAGCGTTTGCGCCCAGTGAGAGATAATCTTTTGTCCATTCCGGATCGTCTGTCTGCCGACCTGACAGCTTCGCAGGATCGCCATAACACTCATAAAATTCTTTACGATGAGATCGTTCGCATTTTGGACGATGCTACAAAACCCTTTTTGAAAAAGAGACGCTAGTGTGGATTGTCATACCCCAACAGTGTTGTCCCTCTGTACTGGAGCGGGCGGACTTGATCTCGGCCTTAAACTCGCAATGCCTGGAGCAAGAGCCGTTTGTTATGTCGAGGGGGAAACCTATGCAGCCGCGCAGCTTGCAGCGCGCATGGCGGATAAAACGCTGGATGCGGCTCCTGTCTGGTCTGACGTTAGAACCTTCGACCCAGAGCCTTGGCGTGGATGCGTGGATATCATCACTGCAGGCTATCCGTGCCAGCCATTCTCAATCGCCGGATCAAAGCTTGGAGAAAAAGACCCAAGACACCTCTGGCCCTTCATACGAGAAATTGTGCGTGTCATCGAACCTAAAGTCTGTTTCTTTGAAAACGTCTCCCACCATTTACGCCTGGGATTTGAACAAGTCCATGATGACTTACGAGAAATGGGTTTTGGCGTTGAGGCGGGTTTGTTTACAGCGGAAGAAGTCGGTGCGCCGCATAAGCGCGAACGGCTTTTCATTCTGGCCCACCGTGAGAGTATCATCAGCACACGACCCCTCTCAAAACGAGATAAATCAAGGCAATCCAAAAAACCGCCTCGAAACAACAGCAATAATGTGGCCCACGCCCAGAGCACAGGAGCCTGGCTCGACCAGCTCGACACATGGCAGGGGATTAGCGGAAACAGCGAAAAGCTGGTTGACCCCACGGGCCATAGAAAGCGGAGAAAATCAGAAAACCTTTCTGAAAAGAATGAACGACCGCACGAACAATGCCCACAGCTCACTGGCAGCTCAAGCCAAAGCATGGCCTACACCAGTAGCGAGAGACTGGAAGGACACACCGGGAATGAACCAGCGCCCGACCGGTCAAATATCGCTGGCGAATATGGCCTTCCAATCTGGCCGCCGGGACCAGAAGAGCGTGAGCAATGGGGAGTCGTCCCAGATGCGTTTAAACCCGCTGTTCACCGAATGGCTGATGGGATGGCCTATAGGGTGGACAGACTTCGAGCCTGTGGAAACGGCGTGGTGCCATTGGTGGCAGCATATGCATTCTGGATTCTTAAGGGCGGTATTTCTGTATGAGGATATTTTTCAAAAACAAAGCCTGGTTTAAAATATGGACTATCTAAAAATTGAATACCGCTCCATCGAAGAGCTGATCCCTTACGCCAATAATGCGCGCACGCATTCGGATGAGCAAATTGCACAAATCGCTGCCAGCATCGCTGAGTTTGGTTTTGTTAACCCGGTGCTGGTTGACGAAAATAATGTTCTGATTGCTGGACATGGTCGTTTGTTGGCTGCTCGCAAGCTCGGTATGGCAGAGGTGCCGTCAATTCTGCTGGCTCATTTGAACGAGGTTCAGCGAAAAGCACTGGTTATTGCTGATAATCGTATTGCTCTCAATGCGGGCTGGGACGAAGAGTTGCTTAAAGTGGAACTGGAAGTGCTGCAGCTTGAAGACTTTGATCTGGATTTATTGGCGTTTGACTCAGCTGAAATTGATAATCTTTTGTTTACAGAGGATGATGAAGATTCTGAGGAAGAAATAATTCCAGATCTTCCTGATGAGCCAATCACCAAGTCCGGTGATCTCTGGATCCTTGATGATCATCGCGTGTTGTGCGGTGATGCTACGGTTGTAACGGATGTCGAAAAATTGATGGGTGGTCAGTTGGCCGATATGGTTTTTACTGATCCGCCGTATAATGTTGATTACGGGAACACGCCCAAAGACAAAATGCGTGCAAAAAACGGTAGCAAAAAAGCCGGGCGCAAAATCATGAATGATAATCTTGGCGAAGCTTTCGAGGCATTCCTGCACGATGCTCTCACCAATATGCTGATGGTGACCAAGGGCAGTTTTTATATTTGCATGTCATGTGCGGAATTACCGACGCTGCAAAAAGCATTCATTGCAGCTGGAGGGAAATGGTCGACCTTCATCATCTGGGCCAAAAATACCTTCACCTTGGGCCGGTCAGACTACCAACGGCAATATGAGCCAATCCTATATGGTTGGAAGGATGGCACTGATCGTTATTGGTGCGGTGCGCGTGACCAAGGAGATGTCTGGTTTGTGAATAAGCCCATTAAAAATGATTTACATCCTACGATGAAGCCTGTCGAACTGGTGGAAAGAGCCGTAAAAAACTCCAGCAAGACAAAAGATATTGTTCTGGATCCCTTCGGTGGCTCCGGCTCCACACTTATTGCCTGCGAAAAGCTTGGTAGGCAGTGCCGGACTAGCGAGCTGGATCCTAAATATGTGGATGTGATTGTTAAACGCTGGGAAGAAATGACCAAGAAGAAAGCCCACCATGCAGAGACAGGTGAAGAATTTGGAAAATAGCTACATTCTTTTTTTGAGCTTATCGTGATATTTACGAATAACTCTCCATGGCACAACTTCAAGGCTGGAAAAGGCTTCCGGATGTTTAGATGTCCAGTCTTTGATTGGCGAACATATAACTCCATCATTATTGATACCTAAAACCATTGAATAGAATTTGCGTTCTTCTTTTATATACAGGCGGATGACGGCTGGAATTTCATCGCGTTTTATATTTTCGCGCTCCAGCGTTTCGTTTTCCAAGCGGCTATAGATGTGATAGAGAACTAGCTCCTTACTCATCGGCAGCCTCTATTTTTTCAAGCTTGTACATGGTTTGACCGTTGCGTGCGCATTTAACAATCTGTTTGTCATCTGCCTTTTCTTTGAGTTTTTTACGCATATTAGAGAGAAAACCTCGCACCGAATGGGGCTGCCATCCGGTCATCGCAGTTAGTTCGTCAATGGTAACGCCTTCATCACGACCCAAGGCAGCCATGACTTGCAGTGTTTTGTTCACACGTTTGGAAGGAGCGTCTTTAGGTTTTCCCTTTTGTTCTGGAATTATTTTGGATTGTGTTTCATCCACTCTTTCTTTGGTAAGCCAATCCGAGAGCATGGTTCTAGCCTCCTCTGTGATGGCTTCGGAGCTGTGGACACTTTTGCCACGTCGAACTTTGCCGGATGTATGAACAAACCAACGTGTGTCCGGATCTTCGGCTTTAAAGAGAATGCGCCATTGTTTGTTATTGCTGGGAGCTTCGGTGAATCCCAAGTTGATAAGCATTTCGATTGTTTGCGTTTCGTAATTCATGATTTTGGTTCCTTTCAAATCAATTGTTTATGTGTCTATGAATGCGCGCTTCGGACCATTAATCCAGGTATTTCAACGATCATAAGATTGCTTTTTTCCAAGGGTTTCCGCGGATTTTAAAATGAATGAAAGACATAACATCACAAAGCGTAGACAGAGCGTTTTCACGCAGTCTCCGGCCCGATCCTATACTTACAGTTTCAGAGTGGGCGGATACGCACAGACGGCTGTCCGGAAAGGCTGCTTCGGAGCCTGGGCCATGGCGCACAGCCAGAACACCGTATTTGCAGGAGATTATGGATTGTCTGTCTCCAGGTTCCCCTATCAAGCGCGTCGTCTTCATGAAGGGTGCCCAAGTTGGCGGTACGGAGTGCGGGAATAACTGGGTTGGTTTTGTTATTCACCATTCCCCCGGACCGATGTTGGCCGTTCTGCCCACGGTGGAGATGGCCAAACGGAATTCAAAACAACGTATTGAGCCGCTTATTGAAGAAAGTGAGGTTTTGCGCTCGCGTGTTCGCCCAGCCCGGTCACGTGATAGCGGCAATACAATATTGCAAAAGGAATTTCAAGGCGGTGTTCTTGTCTTAACTGGCGCCAACAGTGCGGCAGGATTACGATCCATGCCGGTGCGTTTCTTATTTTTGGACGAAGTAGATGCCTATCCCGGTGATGTGAGCGGCGAAGGTGATCCGGTTTCTCTGGCTGAGGCCCGAACACGGACATTTGCCCGGCGTAAGATTTTGATTGTCAGCACACCGACTATTCGCGGCATATCACGGATCGAACGTGAATATGATCTAAGTGACCAACGCAAATATATGGTGCCGTGTCCGGAATGCGGTACGCATCAGTGGTTAAAGTTTGAGCAACTTAAATGGCCGAAGGGTAAACCTGAAGAAGCTGAATATGAGTGCGAACATTGTGAACATAAAATTGATGAGCGTCATAAAACATGGATGCTTCAGAACGGTTACTGGGAAGCTCAGGCCAAAAGCGATGGAAAAACAGCAGGATTTCATCTGTCTTCGCTCTATTCGCCTTATGGCTGGCGCTCCTGGCCGCAAATTGCCCGTTCGTGGGTTGATGCGCAAGGCTCGGACGCGGCGATTAAATCCTTTAAAAATACAGAATTGGGCGAGACATACGTGGAAGTTGGCGAAGCACCAGACTGGCAAAGACTTTACGAACGCCGTGAAGATTACAAAATCGGCCTTATACCTAAAGCTGGGCTGTTTATCACGGCCGGTGTTGATATTCAAAAAGACCGGATCGAGGTTTCAATCTGGGCATGGGGCCGCGGCAAGGAAAGCTGGCTGATTGATCATCGTATTCTGGAAGGCGACACAGGCCGGGAGGCCGTTTGGACGAAACTGACAGAGTTGCTTGGCGAGACCTGGCCGCATGAAAATGGTTTTGATTTGTCTTTGCGCCGAATGGCCGTCGATGGTGGTTATGCCACACAGGAAGTTTATGCCTGGGCACGAAAACAAATGCAGTCCTTGGTTATGGTTGTCAAAGGCGTGCATCGCGGTGCGGCGCTCGTCGGTTTGCCAAGTGCTGTAGAAGTTAAAGCGGATGGCAGAAAACTTAAGCGCGGCCTTCGTATTCGTCCGGTGGTTGGCGGTATTGCCAAGCTTGAACTATTCAACAATCTGCGGAAAGTGCCGCCTACAAAAGAGAGTGGCGATCCGTATCCGGCCGGATATGTGCATCTGCCAAAAGTTGATGAAGAATATTTAAAGCAGCTCTGTTCAGAGCAGCTTGTTACCTCCAAAAACCGCCGTGGCTATGCGGTGCGCGAGTGGCAAAAAACCAGAGAGCGGAACGAGGCTCTGGATTGTTACGTTTATGCGCGCGCAGCTGCTGCTGTGGAGGGTCTGGACCGTTTTTCTGAACGCCATTGGCGCGAAATGGAGCGGTCTTTGGGCCTTGATGAATCTATAAGCCCAAAACCTACCGAAGATAATGAGCCACAAAACCAGGCTCGAAAGCTGAAAGGCCGCAGAGTGCGTAGCAAAGGTGTCAAACTATGAGTGAAACGCTGGAAGAAAAACTGACCCGTGTTCAAACAGCTATCGCTGCTGTCGAAAGCGGTGCCCAGAGTGTTTCTTATGAAGGGCGTTCGGTGACCAAGGCTGATTTAAAAACGCTTTATGAACGAGAGACATATCTGGAAAAGCGTATTGAACGAGCTTCACGCGGCGGTATCCGTATACGCGGAGGTGTTCCATTATGAGCCGTAGAAAACGCATTTCTTTACCCGATCCGACACCGCTGGACCGTTTTATCGGTTGGATTTCACCGGAGGCTGGCGTACGCCGCCTGAAAGCTAAAACTGTCATGGCTTTGTATGGCGGATATACAGGTGCGCGTAAGGATCGTCGTCAAACCAAAGCATGGCAAACGGTGGACGGTAGCGCAGACCAGGTTACTTTGCCGGATCTTCCAGAATTGCGGGAGCGGTCCCGTGATTTAATCCGCAATGCGCCGCTGGCAACCGGTGCGATCAACACCGTTGTCACCAATGTTGTTGGCACGGGATTAAAATTGCAGTCCCGGATCGACCGGGATGTTTTAAAGGGTATTTTAGGCAATACCGAGGAAGAGTTTGAAGCCTTTGAGCGTGCCGCCGAGCGAGAATTCCGGTATTGGGCCGGATCTAAAAATTGTGATGCTACAAGGGGACAAGACTTTGCCGGATTGCAGGATCTGGCTTTTCGCTCTGTCTTGGAGGCCGGTGATGTTTTTGTCCTGCGTAAGTTTGTCCAGCGTCCGGGGCTGCGCTACGGCACATGCCTGCAGCTGGTCGAGGCTGATCGTGTGATCAATCCGAATTGGCAGCGCGATACACCGTCATTGGCAGGCGGCGTTGAAAAAGATGCATTTGGGTCTCCGCTGGCGTATCACGTTTTGCAAGCTCACCCCGGTGAGGCCACCAACCCAAAGTCTCGTGTATGGGTGCGGCTGCGTGCTTACGACAAAGATGGAAATTGGCTGGTCAATCATCTTGCCCGTCCTATTCGTGTGGGCATGACGCGCCCTGCGCCTTATCTGGCTCCGGTTATTGAAAGCTTAAAACAGCTGGATAAATACACGGAAGCCGAGCTAATGGCTGCGGTTATTTCTTCTATGTTTAGTGTGTTCATTAAGTCTGAAGATCCGGATGGGTTAGCACCGATGGATGACGGTTCCGGCACGTCTGGTCGTGATGATAAGGATTTCCAGCTGGCGCCGGGAGCCATTCTTGATCTTTTGCCTTACGAAAGTGTCGAGATTGCTGATCCCAAGCGTCCTAATGCGGCTTTTGATCAATTTGTGCTTGCGGTTTTGCGTCAGGTTGGCGTGGCACTGGAAATTCCATTCGAACTTTTGGTCAAGCATTTTACCGCCAGCTATTCTGCCGCGCAGGCGGCGCTTCTTGAAGCATGGAAATTTTTCCGCGCCCGGCGGGAGTGGTTGGCGTGGATGTTTTGTCAGCCCATTTACGAAGCGGTCATTACAGAAGCAGTTGCCAGAGGACATTTAAATGCTCCCGGCTTTTTCTCTGATCCTATGATCCGCGCGGCTTATCTGGGCAGTGAGTGGATTGGTCCGCCCAGAGGGCAAATCGATCAGCTCAAGGAAGGCAAAGCTGCCCGCGAGCGTGTTGATATGGGTATCTCAACGCTGGCTGAAGAAACGGCAGCGCTTACTGGCGGAGATTGGGAACGCAAACACGGCCAACGCGCCAAAGAAAAACGACTACGTCTTGAAGCGGGGCTGGATGAGCCTTTTCAGGAATCGTCTCCTGAGGAAGGGGAAGACGATCCGGACGAAGAAGCCACCAACCAAGATTAAAAAACATCAACATTATGAAGGAGAAAAACTATGACTGAGCGCATTGTCAGCGCGATCAGCGGTGACCAGCATGTGCCTGTGCAAGCCCCGCAATGGGATTATGCTAACGGCCAGAAAGTCAGCTTCACCGCTGCTGCCGCTGCTTCAACGGCGATTAATACTCCGCTTGTGCGGCTGATTGCCACCCAGGACTGTTTTTATACCGTTGGCGATAACCCGACAGCGGAGAACGCAGCAGGAAGCGCACCTCTTTCACAAATGCAGAATTGGGCCGAAACCATCACAGCGGGGCAGAAAATCTCTGTGATCTCAAACGGGGTGGATGGCGATTTGTTTATCATTCCGGCCAAAACAGAAGGCGGTGCGTGATGTGGGATATTCCAAACACAACCGGTTTGACTGTTCAGCCCGATATTTTGCCGACCGAGCCTCCCACAGCGTTTCAAAAAGAAATGCCCTTGCTGGCTGCAGAGACATTCTCCCGGCAAGGCAATGTGGCTGTCATTGATATTAACGGCGTTATTACCCCGTACCAGAATATTCTTTCAATGTTGTTTGGCGGTACGGACATCGCTTCGCTGGAAATACAGTTTGAGGATGCCATTACGGATCCGGATATCGATGGGATCATTTTACGCATCGATAGCCCGGGCGGTCTGATTACGGGTGTTGAAGAGCTGGCTACTACGATTGCCAGCGCACGCGGTATTAAACCGATTATTGCGTACGGTTACGGCAATGCCGCTTCGGCGGCGTATTGGATTGCTTCGGCTGCAGATAAAATTATGACCGGGCCAACGACAATGCTGGGATCTATCGGTGTCGCCATGGCTGTGCCCAAAACCCGCGAAACAGCCTGGGTCGAATTTGTTTCTTCCAACGCTCCTAAAAAACGGCTGGATCCGCAAACACCGGAGGGGCAAAGCAGCATTCAGGCGCGACTTGACGCTATGGAAGACGAGTTTGTCGGGGCCGTAGCGCGGTTCCGCGATGTTTCAACAGACGAAGTTTTATCGGAATTCGGGCAAGGCGATGTTTTGCCTGCCCGTGAGGCTGTGCGTGCAGGCATGGCCGACCTTGTGGGAGGGATGAAAGACGCTCTCTCGCTTATCACCACCCTGCAAACCCAAACCAAAGGAGTCGTCATGACAAAAAAAACCGAAACGCCGGAAACTCAACAGGAACCCGGTTCAACCGGTGATGTGGTCACAAAAAGCACAATTACAGCTGACTATATCGCCAAAAACTTTCCTCAAATTGCTTCTGCTCTCATTGCGCAAGGCCGCGAAGAGGCAGTTGGCGAACAATCCAACACGCTGACCAAAGAAAGCTTTAGCGAAGGCTATAAAGCCGGAGCCGAAGCCGAAAGAGATCGTATTCTCGGACTGGAAGAAGTTTCTATGCCGGGACATGAGGGTCTGGTCGAAGAAGCCAAGAAAGACGGCAAAACAAAAGCGTCTGATTTGGCTATGAAGATCGTCGCCGCTGAAAAACAGCGCGGCGGTGAGGCTCTCAAAACCATCGTGACAGAAGCACAGGCGGAACCCATCGTTATGCCCAGTGTACCTGAAACGCCTCAAGTCGATGCCAATGCGCCGATTGAGGAACGAGCTGAAGCTGAGTGGAAAGCCTCTGCCGATATCCGGACGGAGTTTGATGACAAAGATACTTACATCGCTTTCCGCAAGGCTGAAGAATCTGGCCGCGTTAAACGCTACGCCCCCAGAGCGAAGTAACCAACCATCCCTAAAATAAAAGGAGAAAACTATGACTACACTGGCAAGTGATGTCCAGCGTCCCTTCGCGCTGGGCACAATCAATGAGGTTCCGGTTATTGCCGGAGACATCATTTATGAAGGAGCGGCTGTCGGCGATAACGGTAGCGGCTATGCAAGACCTCTGCAGGCCGGAGATTATTTCTACGGTTTTGCAGAACAGAATGTCGATAATTCGGATGGCGCTGCGGGCGACCAGAATGTTCGTGTGCGTACACAAGGCGCAGTCGAAGTTCCGATTGCTGGTCTTGCCATTACGGATGTCGGCGCTGCTGTTTATGCTTCTGACGATGACGCTTTCACGCTTACAGCGACAGCCAATACCTATATTGGCCGCATCGCCCGGTTTGTGAAATCTGGCGTGGCACTGGTCGCTTTCGACACCCTGATTACGACAGCAACGTAATCATTTCTCACTAAACTCTCTAAACAGAAAAGGAAACTAACATGTCCGCAAAAGGATTATCTTCGCGCGCCATTATTGGGCGCTTTTATCAAAGGCTGGAGCAAAATCCCGGCCTTGAATGGGTGAACGCCCTGTCTAACTATTTCACTTCCGATCAGGAATCCGAGACCTATAAATGGCTTGGCCAGGTTCCGGCTATGCGGGAGTGGGTCGGCGGTCGCAATGCCAAAGGGTTTTTAGAAAATGGCATTACGATTGAAAACAAACACTTTGAAGCAACGCTTGAAGTGCTTGTGCGTGAAATGCGCCGGGACAAAACCGGACAGGTTCTGGTTCGTATCGATGAACTTGCTGACCGCACCAATGCGCACTGGGCAAAGCTGCTTTCAGAGTTGATTGTGAACGCAGAGTCCACTGTCTGCTACGATGGGCAATATTTCTTTGATACTGATCACACTGAAATTGATTCAGGTGTCCAAAGCAATAAGCTGTCAATTGACATCAGCGCATTGCCAACAGAAGTGCATGGAAGCCCTACTTTGCCTTCGGTTGAGGAGTTGCAGCTTGCAATTCTTAACTGTATCCAGGCGATCTATGCGTTCAAGGATAACCAGGGCGAGCCGATGAACGAAAATGCACGGCAATTTCTGGTTATGGTCCCGACGTCAATGTGGCATGCAGCCAAGGCGGCAACAGCGGCTCCGGTCATCACCAGTGGCCAGACCAATATTGTTCAGGTTCTTGATGAGGTTAGTGTTTCTGTCACACAGAACCCGCGCCTTACCTGGACAGACAAGCTTGCTGTTTTCAGAACAGATGGGTCGGTCAAATCGTTCATCCGTCAAGAGGAAGAGCCTGTAACCTTAAAAGCCATTGCTGAAGGGTCCGAATTGGAGTTTGACGAGGACAAGCACCATTACGGTGTCGATAGCTGGCGCAATGTCGGTTACGGCTTCTGGCAACATGCCTGCCTCGCGCAGCTGACATAAGGGGGGCATCATGACGACAACCTATAAAATCACCGGGGTCAAAGCCCGCTTTGCCCCCGGTTTTATTTTAGCCCTCTCTGACGAGCAGGCTAAAACCCGTGAGCCTTCTTTGAAAAAAACCAAACGCAAAAAACAATATGAAGTTTTGCAAACGGTTGAATTCAAACAAGGCGAAGAAATCGGCATTGTGAAAGGCGATATCCCTAAATCATGGTGGGACAAGCTTGAGCAAACCAGTGCTAAAGACCGCCCGGAAACCGGAGATTTTCGGATGCTTCATATGGGATTTGGCAAGTGGAATGTTCTCGATGCCGATGATAATCCCATCAACACCGAACCTTTGACCAAAGATGAAGCCAAAGCCCTCCTTGATGCTCAAGACGGCGAAGAGGACAAAAATGGCGACAGTGAAGGTCAAGGTGATGGCGATCAAGATCCACAAGGTGGAGATAATGAATGAGCCTGATCGGTCAAACTGCCGTTGATGCGGTCTTTGGTGAATTTGGTGTCGATGCCACCTATTTGCCGCAGAGCGGAGACCCCATCCTGGTCCGTGTTCTTCCCAGACGAGGAGATACTCTCCTCGATCTTGGGGAGACACAGATCGCTCTGGACAGCTTGTATTTTGAAGTACGGGTTACAGAGCTTCTTTCTCCTCAAGAAGACGATTTAATTCAAGTTGGTGAGCAAACTTATTTAATTCAGGCAGAACCACGCATTGAAGACGTGGATTCCCTTATCTGGGTTTTGGATACAAGAGAAACATGAGACTAGACGCAAAAACCATTGGAGATTTACGCAAAAATCTTCGCAAAGAACGTGAAGTTATTAAACGTATCTCAGTGCAATCTACTAAGGAAGCGACAAACGGCCTTAAAAAAGAGTTGCGCACAGATGTGGTTGGTGCCGGTTTTGGGACCAGATTATCAAATACCTGGAGATCAAAGTTGTACGATGACAGCAAAGGCCCAGAAGTTGATGTTAAGGGGTTCATCTACTCGCGCGCGCCAGAAATTATTGAGTCCTTCGATCAGGGAGTGGTGGTTCGGCCTAAAAATGGGGGGCGTTATCTAGCTATTCCAACCAAAAATATACCCAGGCATATTTCCCGTGGTAAAGGCAAAAAAAGAGCGAATATAACGCCCAAACTATACAGAGAAAGAAAAGGCGAATTGAGCCTTATTAAATCAAAGAAGGGGCATCTTTTCTTAATAGCTCAAAGGCAGGCCACTTATTCCAAGAAAACAGGTGAATTTAGAGGATTGCGCAAACCCTCTAAACGATCTCTCGAAACAGGCAATAATTTAGTTAGCACTGTCATGTTCATCCTTATTCCCCAAGCAAAAATGCCAAAGAAACTGGACGTTGATAAAATTGCCGACCTCTGGAGTGCAAAACATATCGATTTAATGATCAAGAAATATAAATGACCAGCAAAACTGAAACAATCCTGCAAGCGTTGGGCGCCCTGCTTGATAATGGGACTACGGCCAAGTTTGAACGCAATGCCTCTGTGCCGGAAAAAATTTCTTCCAATGGCATGATTGTTTTAAGGGATGGTGTTCCCGGGACACCGGAAGAGGCATTAGGAGGTTTTAATACTGCCTATTACGAGCACCAAGTTGATATCGAAATTTATGTTTCTGAGGGGGCACAAAGTTCACGCGACCAACTCTTTGATGATTTGGTAACACAAATCGGCGTTGCTCTTGAAACCAACCCGGATCTGGGCGGACTTGTTTTCGGCATGACCTATGCCCGGCCAGATGTAGCGATTGAAATCATTCCCGGTTCTCACGCCATAAAATCCGGAACAATTTCTCTCATACTTGAATACGAAACGCCAACGCCGCTTTCGTAAGTTTTTATCAGTATTTTATTTGAAAAACCCCGCCACTACCGGCGGGTTTTTTCATTTCAACCCTAAGCCAACTATTAACAAAGGAGAATAACTATGGCGCGTGCGTACGGCTCGAATGCCACGCTGTTGCTCAAACGTGAAACCACGTATGGAGAACAGGCGGCAGGCAATTATTACCAAATGCCCTTTAACAGCTCTGATTTGAGTAGTGAGCAAGGTTTAATTGAGGATGCTGTCCTCGGTTATGGCCGCGACCCGCTGCAACCGCTTCGGGATGTGATCAATGATGAGGGCGATCTTTCTATTCCCGTTGATCCTCGCTATCTGGGATTCTGGCTGACTGGTCTGCTCGGTGATCCTGTTAGTGGCGATGTTGCCGCAACCGGATATATTGACTTTACCGCCCAGCCGGATCCGAACGATACGATCACGATCAACGGCGTGGATTTTACCTTTGTTTCCACCGCTCCGGCTGGCGATGAAATTCAGATCGGCGGCACCGTCATTCAAACCGTGGACAATGCTGTCACCCAACTCAATAATTCCAGCGACAATGATGTCGACGATGCAACCTACAGCCGTCCGACCGGAACCCAGCGTTTATTGGCTACGCATGATACAGCTGGCGCAGCCGGTAATACGTTTACATTGGCTGAAAACTCTCCGGCTACCACGCGTAGTGCCTCTACGCTGCAAGGCGGTGGCACGGAGCATGAGTTTGTCTCCGGCAAAGATACGCTGCCCAGCTATTCAATAGAAGTCGGCATGCCGAAAGTTCCTGCCTATTTTATGCATACGGGTGTGGTGATTAATTCGCTGGCTCTAGACTTTCAGCGCTCTGGTGCGGCGGCGGCAACGATCAGTGCCATTGCACAGGCTGAAAATCGTTTCGTGGCTACCCAAGGCGGCACACCTCAAGTCCTAACCTTTTCGCGGATTAGCCAGTTTCAGGGTAGCATTAAAAGCGGCGGCGTGAATATCGGCAATCTGACAGCCGGATCTGTCACATATTCCAACAACATGGAAAAGATCGAAACTATTCGTGATGACGGGCTGATCGATGGCGCAGATCCAACCATTGCGGCTCTTACAGGCACGATTGAGGTGCGGTTTGCTGATATGAACTTGGTTAATACGGCTTTTAATGGACTTCCTGTAGATTTGGAGTTTTCCTATACGCTCAATGCCGGATTGATCGTAAAGCTGCTGGCGCATGAAGTGTATTTGCCCAAACCAAAACTATCCATTGACGGTCCCGGAGGTGTGCAGGCCAGCTTTGATTTTCAGGGTGCTTTTAATAGCGCTGAAGGCAAAATGCTGACCGTCCAGCTCATCAATGATCTGGATGGGAGTGATTATCTATGATCACGTTGAAGCAACCTTCTGAACCTTACACAATCGGGATCGTTGAAGGGTTTACGGTCACTGTCAGGCCGCTGACCACGTTGGGATATTCCTTGGCCACCATGGTCGCGCAGAAAAAACTGACTGACTTAGATAAAGGTTTGCGTGATGTTGAGGAAGCCGGGTTTATAACGGAGGTGCCGATTGATCTTAAGGATCCGCAAGAACGTAACGCTCTGTTTCTGGATTTTCTGATCAAAGAACTAGCTGTTACGCATATTGTTGGCTGGGATGGTGTGTTGGATGAAGAAAAAAATCAACCGGCTGGCCCAACGCCGGACAATATTCGCAAAGTGATGGATGTATCAGAATTTGCTGAAAACTTTTTTCAAAGTTTCACGCGCTATGTGTTTTTGTTGAGTGAGGCCAAAGAGCGGATCCGCAAACTGACTGAATGGCACTTCAAGAAAAGCGGTGGGCCGTCTTATTGCCAAACCTGCAAAGAACAGGAATTGCCGTGCGCCTTTGAAAATATTTGCCCTTATCAAAAATACGCGCCGCGTCTTGTCCAGGAGCAGCAAGCCTGGGAGATCCTTGAAAGTTGTACGTCTCAACTCCGGCTTTCGCCATCGGGCAGAGTAGTCGGCATTGATATGAGCACGGCGCTGGATATTGCTAAAGCCAGAAGGTTTGATCTTGAAATCGTTGCTGAGCTTTTGAAAGAAGGAGAAGCTGGGATCCTTAATTCACTGACTGAATTAGAAGCTGAAGAGAATACTCACTCATGACCGAGCGTAAATCTAACTATGTTATTGGCCTTAAGGTCGATGGCACTGTCAGGGTTAAGCGTGAGTTTGAAAAGGTTGGTGACAAGGGCCAAGAAACATTTAGTAAAATCAGTAAATCTGCGAAGAAAGGCAATGCTGCTCTTCGCGGCGTGGCTCGTAATATCACGTCTACTCTGGTTCCCGCTTTTGCAGCAGCGGCTTCAGCCGCTTCGATCTTTCGCAATATCCAGATTTTTGAAAAGCTGGATATCCGGCTGCGCTCCCTAACCAACAGCGCCGAAGATTACGCCAACACGCAGGAATTTTTAAAAGCTAAAGCCGATGAGTTGAATGTTGGCGTTGAGACTTTGACGAATGGTTATGCGCGGCTTCTGGTGTTGCAAAATAGCGGCGTACTCAATCGCGAGCAGGTCAACCAGCTCTCCGAAGGATTGGTTAATGCTGCTGCTACACTCGGCGCTAGCGGCGCTGATATTGATCGCGTTTTATTTGGTCTTTCACAAGGGTTAAGCTCTGGGACGCTGAGGGCTGAGGAATTAAACCAGGTGGTTGAACCGTTGCCGGGTCTTTTGCAGGAGCTGGACAAAGCTGCCGGATTAACGGCGGGCGGATTTCGGCGCATGGTTAATGCTGGGGAGGTCACCAGTGAGTTTTTAGCGACAACACTGATCAAGGCTTTGGAGTCCTATGACGGTGCTGCGAAAAAGCTAGACGGTACAATCAGCGGCTCTCTGACCAAATTAGATAATGCCTGGGTGGATCTGGCCCGCACAATTGGTGAAACAGGTGTTATTGAAGCTCTGGCCGAGATTACGGAAGCTTTTGCTGCGAGTATCGGGGTAGCCAGAAAAGCTGTTACAGGGCAAATAGCTTTTGCAGAGGCAACAGGCATTGTTGAAAAAACTGCCTTTATAGCTGCACGCGGTGTTAAAGCAGCATTTCTAGTTGTTCAAACTGTTGTTTTAAATTTTGCTCAAGGAATTTTAGGTGCGTTAAACGCTATTCAGGATAGCGTCTTATTCATAGTTAATAGAATAACAGATAGTGAGTACAGAGGTGTCGAGGCTCTAAGAAATCTACAAAATGCGATGATTGCTACAATGCGGGATAATGCTCGCCAGCTGGCATCTACGTTTAGTATAGGCCCATCCGAAGAATCAATTAGAGCGCTACGCGAACAAGAGGAACGGGTGAAAAAGCTCCAGCGTGAAGCTGAAATTGCCCGCTCCAAAGCCGAACAGGAACGCGGCAAACAGGAACGCATCGCTAAGGCTGGCCCGAGCAAAGCCGATAAAGCGCTAATCAAACAGCTGGAAAATGAGCGTAAGAAAATTGAGCAGGTTACTAAGGCTCTTAAATTTAAAAATGAACAGCTTCTGCGTGATGAAAAAACGCAAGAATTATATAACCAGCTTCAAGCTGCAGGTGTGCAGCTTAAAAGCCTTGAAGGTCAAGAAATTCAGCGACTGGTAGGAGAATACTTCCGCCTGAAGGAAGCTAAAGAACAGGAAGAAGAGGTTGAAAAACGTAAACAGAAGCTGATCGAAGAGATCAAAAAAATTACCGAAGACAATATTTCCGCACAGGATAAATATAATGAGCGGATGGAGGAGTTGAATGAACTTCTCAAGGAAGGTGCGATCAGTCTTGAGGAATTCGAGGCGGCAGGCAAGCAAGCCTATGACCAGTTGGTGGAAGCCAGCGATAAATGGTTCGATGGCGCCAAACGCGCGCTTGATAAATATGCTGAAGAAGCCACCGATATGGCGGCGAATGTTGAGCGTGTTGTCACCAATGCCATGCAGGGTTTGGAAGACGCTCTCGTCAAAGCCACGACAACCGGAAAATTTGAGTTCAAAGAGTTGGTTGACAGCATTCTGGAAGATGTGGCCAGGCTTCTTGTTCGTACACAGATTACAGGACCGCTGGCGCAAGGCCTAAGCGGTTTGATCGGTAATATTTTCGGAGGGCAAAACAGCGGCAGCGGCGGCGGTTTCTTCGGTTTGTTCGAGAAAGGCGCGGCATTTTCCCGCGGGCAGAAAGTCACGGCATATGCCAGAGGCGGTGTTGTTGGCAAACCTACGATTTTTCCGATGGCAAACGGTATGGGGTTGATGGGAGAAGCCGGTCCGGAAGCTGTCTTGCCTCTCACACGTACCCGTTCAGGACGGTTGGGTGTTGAATCTGTTGGCGGTGCCGGGAATTTCTTCACGGTCAATGTTGATGCCAGAGGCTCCACGGATCCGGCCGGTACGTCTGTTTCTGTAAAGAGAGCGGTTGATGAAGCCCTGAACGCCCGTATTCCCGGCATTGTTCAGACAAGTGCCCAACTGGCGCACCGTAAAACCGTAGATAACTGGCAGCGACGGGGCAGTCGCTTCGAATAAGGATTTTCTTTATGGCAGAGATTGAACTCAGCTGGCCGCTGGATTTGCGGCCCGGTGAACAGAGCTTTTATATCCGCACGCTCTCGACCCGCTTTGAAAATCCGCTGACGGGGCAAGTTCAGGTTTTGGAGCGGGATGCGGCGCGCTGGGTAACCAAATTATCTCTTGTCCGTAGTGAACTGGATTCACGGCGGCTGGATGCCTTGCTGGCGGCTTTGCGCGGTGCGGTTGGGCATGTGTTTGTGCCGGATTTCAGGCGGCTTTCTGCCAAAGGGTCTTTGGCCGGTTTTCCGCAGCTTGTTAGCGGTGCGGGCACCAGTTTAACTATCGATGGATTTACGCCGGATGCCATTGGCGTTTTGAAGGCTGGAGATTTGGTCCAGCCTTCGCTGGGGCGAAGCCATATTGTGCTGCAGGATATTGATGCGGATGCTCTTGGCGAAGCCATTGTCCCTATTGCTCCGCGATTACGTGAGGCTGTCACACCGGGTGCCCTGATCACGGATAATTGCCGGGTGCGGATGCGTCTGGCCGATGATGACGGCGCCGAAAACGCAACGGACAATCGCCGTCTGACCAGTTTTGATTTGGAGTTCATTGAGGTGTTGCCGCAATGACCGGGTTGAGTTGGCCAGCGGGTATATATCCGCGCAGTCAGACATTTTATCTCAAATCCCGCTCAACACGCTTTATTTCAAATTTTACGGGCCAGTTTCATGTGCTGGAACGTGAGGGTGTGCGCTGGGTTTCTGAGCTGACTTTTGACCTAGATAACGAGCGTGCCAGAACACTGGATGCGCTGGTGGCAGCCTTGCGTGGCTCTGTCGGTGAAGTTTATGTGCCGGATTTCAGGCGGATTAACCCCCGCCCGGTTACAGACAGCATGGACGCTTATGCCGATGAGATCGGCCTGACATTTTTTGACGACCATTATGATTTTGATGACCAGACCAATGAAGAAGGGTTTTTAACAACAGAAGAAAGCCCGCCTCTCGGCGCTGAGGACAATGCGCTGTTCGGCAGTGCCTTTGACGCGGTTTTAATTTTTGAAGATGAGGTCACGCTTCTGACAGAAGCTGGTCTGACACTGCTGGCCGATAATGTCGGCATTCCGTTTGAAACGGATAAAGGATTTATTTTGACGTTGGAGCATGGCGATGCTTTGGAGATTTACGCTCAAGAAGGTTTCACTCTGCAAACGCAGAATGATGAAGATTTGCCTCTGCAGGTTGGAGGTGGATTTTACGAAGGCGATGGCCAGCCGACATTGGTTAATGGCGCAGACCGTTTGTTATCGATCAGAGGCCTCGCGCCCTGGAGCACCGTCATTAATGCCGGAGAAAGCATTAGCCCGATTGGGGGACAGGCATATCTGATCCTTGAAGATGTTGTGACCGATATTAACGGTTTTGCCATCGTACCGATTGCCCCGTATCTGCGGGGCGCTGTTAACCAACAACCACTTATTCTCGGCGGTATCAGGGTTTTGATGCGGCTGACGGAGGAGGATGCCGGTGACAACCGGACTGTTCCGCCAAACCGATCTTCTTACACCTTAACATTTGAACAAATCCTGACATAAAAAATGACCGAAAAACGCCTGGACGACACTCTGTCTGCCGAGACGGAGAAGCAGGTCGTGCGTCCTATTCTCATGGCCTCATTCGATTTTGAGGAGGCGATTGACCGGGCGTGGAGCGGTGTCGGAGAGCTTCAATGGGGCGGCTTTACCTGGTATGGCGCCGGGACGCTGGGCAAGGTTTCAACGGTTGAGGAAACGACCGAGCTGCGTGCTACGGGAGCGAGTTTTCAATTAAGCGGCATTCCCGCCGACCTGATCAGCAAGGTCAGCTCGTTTCCTGTCCAGGGGCATAAAGCAAAGCTGTATCTGGGCTTCATGGACGCGGATTTCAAGACGCTGATCATGGATCCGGTGCTGATTTTTGACGGTCGCATGGACACGGCGGAGATTTCCGATGGCGGTGATACGGCCACGGTGAAGCTAACAGCCGAAAGCCGTTTGCGTGATCTGGAGCGCACTCGCACCCGCCGCTACACCGACGCAGATCAACAATCACGCTTTCCCGGCGATAAGGGATTGGAATATGTGCCCTCGATGCAGGACAAGCAAATCGTCTGGGGCCGCGCACCGGAGTAATTATCATGAAGAAATTAAAACGCTTTCCTGACTGGCCGGAACGTTTGGCCAGAAAGATCAGTGACTCCCGAGAATTGCCTTTTGTCTGGGGTGAGAACGATTGCTGCCTGTTTGCGATGGACTGCGTCCGCGATATTACAGGCGTTGATCTGGCCAAGCCTTACCGGGGCTACAAGACACAGGTTCAGGCTCTGCGCCTTTTGAATAAGAGCGGCGGTGTTGCGGGCATAGCCGAGGCCGTGGCCAAAAAATACAAGATTGAAGAGATCCCGGCTTTAAGCGCGCAAAGAGGTGATGTGTGTCTGTTCGATATTGGCCGGGGCGACACGCTAGGGGTTGCAGCCGGGGAATATATTTTTGCACCGGGCTTTGACGGTTTAATAGGTTTTCCGATTTTGCAAGGGGTGCGTGCCTGGAGGATCG